TACGGCGGTGATGCGGGCGATCTCAGCCATTCTACTTCTTCCGCTTGGCCTTCCTGTCCGCTTCTTCCTGCATCTTCCGCTCGTATGAGTAGAACGCGAGCCATTGCGTGAACTCGCGGTTGCTCATCTGAGTCTTGAGTTGCCCGTAGGTAAGACCTAGATCACGAGCAAGTCTGAACGCGAATACTAACTCCGGCTCATCCCTGAAACGTGGCCTCGTTCTCCACAAACGAACTGCCGCCGATGCCGCTCAGGGAAACGATCTCGTCAGAGATGCGCGACACCGCCGCGCTGCTCTTGTCGAACAGGGCCGACGCCTGATCCTCAGTCAGAACAGGATCAACGAAAGACGCGGCGAGGAGCAGGCAACCGAACACCCGTTCGTCCTGCTCCCCGTTCTTCCACGCCTTCTCCCTGATCGTGACGAACTCACCGTAGCCAAGGCCGCGAATCACGACGGAGCCGCCCCACTCGGGGACGTCAATCTCCTTCTCCTCCAAGTCCTTGGCCGCGATGATTTCGTCAACGCTCAGGATTCCCATTAGACAGTTGCCCTCGTCACGCCACCAGTGACCTGAAACTCGCCAGACACGGTGACGGCTCCGCCGATCTCAGCCGCGCTCTCAAACGAGGTGAGGATCGCGTTGCCGGAATACTTGACCTGACCGGCACCGCTACCAGCGGGGTAGAACTCAAACGCCTTGGACGTGCCAAGGATGCCCTCAAGGTAGCCAGAGGTCGTCACGTCAGCCATGCCCTCAATGCTGATCGTGGCGTCGTTGAGTCCGGGGATGTACGTCTTGGCGCTGGTCCCAAGCGCGGACGTCTCTGCCGTGTCAACCTCACGCGAGAGCGTGACGCTGGACAGAACGGTGCTGATGTCACGGAGCGTTGCACCTGCATCCGTGATCTTGAAGACGGCATCCTTGCCGTGAGTGAAAGTTGGCATCTAGAACTCCTAGAGTCGTGCGGCTGACAGGTGGAAGGTGAAACTCGGGGAAGTGCCGCTGATCGTGTATTGCGCCCGGAGGTAGCGGTTCACGGTTCCAGTCCCCGTAATCCTCTGGTACGCATTTGCCGCCGTCACGGCGGTAAAGGTTCCAAGGTCAGCCCAAGTGCTGTTGTCAGCGGAGTGCTGCACCTTTGCCGTCATACTCGGAGTCGTACCCGATGCGGCGGTGACGTGGAGGTATGCGGAGAATCCGTTGGTCGTGCTCGCACCGTTGTCAACCGATGCGTTGCTGCCAGTTGCCGTCTTTGCGCTCAGCGGGTTGAGCACGCGGATTGCTTCCTGACCAACGGTGCTCTGCCCCTCCATGCTGATTGCGACTGCGCCGCCGATCTCTGCGCCAGCCTCGTAGTTGGTTTCGATTGCCGTCATCCCGTAGCCGCTTGCTCCAACTGCGTCGGCTGAGACAACGACCGTGAAGACAACGCTTGTCCCCAACTGAGCCGCAAGCCGCTCGTCAGAACCACCAGCGTCAGTTGAGAAGAAGCCTTCCGCGCTGACCGTCGCATCGCGCATACCGGCGATGTAGGTCTTTGCGCTGCTTCCAAGAGTTGACGTCTCAGCGGTGTCAGACTCACCAGACACGGTAACGCTGGACAGGAACTCGCTCAGGTCGTAGCCGTTGGCAAAGACCTTTGCATCCTTGCCATGAGTGAATGTTGGCATTACTTACCCCTTGCCCTTGCGCGGCGGCGACTTGGCAACGCGGGTTGCCCTTGTGAACTGTCGCCGCTGAGATGCCGTCAGGCCCTTGCCCTTTGCATTGCCGGAAGCGCCTGACGTCTTGCCCCCGTAACCGCCCTTGCTATACGCTGGCATCTTCAATCCTACTTTCAGGAATGATCCACAACTTGCACAAACCAGACGGAGCAATCTCGCCCTCAACCCAATCGCACGCCCGCGCTGCGCTCATGTAGGCAACGCAGTTGGCACAGTTGAGATAGGGGAACGGGGACTCCGGCATGTAGTGAGCACCGTCCGGGCCAGAGTCCTGAGTGAACTCCCCGAACAACTCAACGACTTCCTCAGTCGCCTCGTAGTGAGCAATCTGCCGGGTGGTCATCAAGGAACGGTCTTCGCCCATGTGCATCACTTGACCTCCTTGATTGCCCCGGCCTCAACGAGCCAGCGCACAGACTTGGGCGGAAGGTCGCTCACGCGGTCCCCCGGCTCAGCACGCTTCTCGCCGTCAACGGTCTTGTAGTTGATGCCGATGACCACCGCGTAGGTACGCGGCTTCTTCTGCTTCTCGTCTTCAGCGGGCTTCTCGTCCGCAGTCTTCTTGATCTCCATGATCTACTCCTGCACCATGATTGCGTAGATACCGCCCGCGTGCTGGTACTGCTCCCCGCCGTCAGTCTCCGTCATACTAACCACCTGTTGACGACGGATCATCAACAGTCTTCCAGTCGGCATTGTAAGGGCTTGGTCGGTGAGCAACGCCTCAATGCGCTCCGCGGCCTGCCACGCCGGGGCGGCTGACTCTCCGGGCGCGATTGCCTTGACCTGATAGACGGAGTTGACGACTGCTCTGGCCTTCAGCGTGTAGACGTCGTCCGCTGAGATGTGGTTGAACACCACCCACGTCCCGATGGTGCCGCTCGGTGCGACACCGCGCCACACCCCTCCGGGTGCCAGCCCTGTCAGCGTAGCGTCACCAGACAGGCGAGAGTAAAGGGCTTGCTCAACCGGCTTCACAGTGACCTCAACCACGCCACAAGACTGCTGATGAGAACCTTCTTGCCGGTCTGGTATCCGGGGATGAGGTAGGGCTGAGCAGGCATCTTAGATGTGCCCATCTCAACGTAGATCGCGTAGCCAGTGTTGTACGACACCTCGCCTGACGTGGTGCCAGCACCCCGGACGATCTCCGTCTCCGCAGATGCGCGGAGCGTGCCTGTGTCAACCGGAACTTCACGCTGAGACGAGCCGCGCATGGCGGTCGTTGCCTTGCCAACTGCCCTGTCCCGGCTTGCGTCCACCGTAGCCAGAGCGGTAGGAAACAGGTTCTTGGTCTTGACGGTCACGCTCAACGGGCTGCCCTTACGGCGAAAGCCTTGCGCTCAATCTCAAGCGTCCCCGGAGACATCACAGCCTCAACGCTGAGCACCAGCGATCCGTAGTTGACTCGGTCGCCTGTGCGAATGTCCGTCCCCGCAGGGAGCGAGATGCGGTAATACATCCCATCCTTGAGACGCACCGCGCCAATCTCCTCCTCCGCCTGCTGCGTGCTCACAGGCGATACGCGGGCAGCGTAGGTGGCAACCGTGGTGAAGGTATTGGTGCGCCCGCCAAGACCGTCAGACGCGCTCGTAGCGCGAGTCAGGGTAATGGTGTCGGTCTGGACGGTGGCGACGTCTGTGGCCAGCCGCGAGATTTCGCATGGGGTCAGCACTCGTCGGTTCTCACCAGATTCGTCGTCATTGTGCGCGACTTGGCGAGATACGAGTACGCCTTGGCGGAGTACGCCTCCGCCTTCTGCGAGCGCGACAGGGAGATGCCGTCAGCGGAGACGTCGAACGACGCGGCCTCACGAGTTGCCCGCTGAAGGAGCAAGTCACCGGCAGCGCCATAGATGTCGTAGGTCGTCCCGGTAATCATCACCGGGTAGCGCGGCTGCGTGGAGAACGTCCAGCGGCCAATGATGGGGTTGCTAGTCGCGGGAGTCAACACCTGATACGAGGAGTTGACGAGCACCACGTTTGTCTCCCAGTCCCCAACGGGAGCGTCGAACGTCAAATACGAGACAGTCCCACCGGGAGCGATTGTCTCGCGCTCCTCAAGCGGGTAATAGCGGGCTTCATCGCTCCGGCGTTCTAGAGCCGATTCGATCTCAGCGTTGGTGAAGACTTGGCACGCGACATCCGTATCGTCAATCAGCAGACGAACGCGGTCGCGGATTGCGTCAATGCTTGCCATGGCAAGAGCATAGGGGAGGGGGTTGCCCCCCTCCCCAGTTGCTCAGTCCTACGACTTGCTCGCCGTAATACAGCCAAGGATGCCCGGTCGGACAACCTTCACGCCGTAGACGTTCAGACCCTTGACCGCGTCCGCGAAACGGAGCGGCGGGCGGTACGCCTCAACCTTCTGAATCTGCATGGCCATAGTCCATGCGGACGAGTGGCCCCACAGAATCTTGTACTTGGTTCCGCTGGTGTTGGCGACGTTGTTGCTCACCAGCACCGTGAAGCCAGCGGCCTCGCCGATGATGCCGTTGAGAAGCGTGCCACGGTTCTCCTGCGTACCGAACGACACGAACCGCTGATCCTTGCGGAGCAGACCGTGGAACCACGGGGGCACCACAATCCAACGATTCTGCGACGGAGCGTTGGCCTCGTCAAGCGCCGTGTAGGCGTCGGCAAGGTACTCGTAAGCCGTGGTGCTCGTCGGGACAATCGGAGACGCGCTAGAGCCGAACCCAATGCTTGCGCCAGCGATGCCCGCCTGAGCGTGCAGGCTAGCGATGTAAGCGTCAAGGTCGTTAGCGAGAGCGTAGGCAGCCTCGCGCATCGCGCCCTCCATCACCTTCGGCACCTGCTGAGCCGCGTCAATGTCGTCAATCTGCATGTTGAACGACCGCGCACGGTCAATGTTGAGAATCGTCTCACCATCGTTCAACGTCTCAGGAGCCGACAGGTCGGTGTTCTTCGTGTAGTCACTGACGGTGACAGCACCGATGTTGTGAATCTTGACCGACGAGCCTGCGCCCGCGATCTCGCCCTCGTAGTCGTTGTTGATGACGTCGGGCTGACCGTAGACGAGGTTGTTACGCAGGTTCTCAAGGAGAGCGCGTGACCAGATCGCCGGAATAAAGGTGTTCAGAGCCATGTGTGGCTATCCCTTTCTTACTCAGACTGAAGCGCGGCGTGGACATCCTCCCAAGGGAGTGCCGCGATTTCCGCGTCAGTCATCTTGGCAAGCGATTCGCGGGTCAACCGCGCACGCCTGCGGGCCGGGTTAGCAGGAGACGTTTCTTTCGGAGTCGGCGTGGGAGCGGCGGGCTTCACAAGCCACGGCCTCTCCTCAACGAGAGCGGCGAGGGCATCCTCAATGCCGTCCCACTTGTTGCTCTCCTCGTCGTACTCAAGGGTGGAGGTGTCCACCAACTTGACTGCGGCATCCGGGTCAACGATGTTGAGGCGGGTTGCCGCCGACGAAACAGACAGGTGGAGGGCAGACTCCCTGAGTCGCTGCTCCGCTGCGCTGTACCGATCCTGCAACTCAGCAAGCCTGTGGGCCTGCTTCTCCTGCTCGGACATCTCGGCCTCCTCGCGCTGCTTGAGCGCGGCCTCCACCTCACGCAACCGCTTCCGCAGAGAGGAGTTCTCCTTGGTCAACTTGCGGTCAACTGCGGTCGGCTTTGGCTCCTCGGCCTTGACATCCTCCCGATCCGGCTCCAAGCCCGGTCGGGTCGTCTCCACGTCCTCGGAAGTTTCCGGCTCAAGAGTAGGGTCAGGCGTTACCGGGGAAACCGGCTCAACCTCAACGCTCTCAACTGACTCAGCCGTGACAGGCTCCTCGTTCGCGGTTGGCGTCCCTGACGCCCCGTTGTCCTCAACTCCCTGAGTCTCGGTAACGGCATCGCTCATAGTAGCGGTCCTCTCGGGTGTTGTTCTAAATGACAATCCATGACAAGGAGATGTCAGGATGTCGTGGGGCGCAGCATACTTGCTGAAACCAGAAATGGAAACGGGGGCCGAATCGTTGAT